CCACCTACAAGAACCGCGCGACCAAGAACGGCGACGTCATCCTGCTCGACAGTCACCTGATGACGCTGCTGGCGCGCGCCAAGTGGCTCGAGATGAAGGGGCTGGATTCGAGCGCAGCGATGCGCGACTTCACCGTCAACCTCGAAAACCGCAAGGGGAACGAGAAAGGATCGCCGGTGCTGACCGCAGCGCGGGAGTTCCGATTCCCGTTCATCACGCCGTTCGGCAACACGCCAGACACGGGGTTCGGTAGCTGATGCCGCTGATCCCGATCAAGCAGTTCAAGTCGCCGCGACTGTCCGCAGCCGCGCAGAGCGCGCAGCTGATCGTCTCGCCCGCGCCGGTGGGCGGGCTCAACTATCGAGATCCGATCAGCAACATGGCTGTGACGGACGCGCTGGTGATGCGCAACTTCATCCCGAAACAGACGGGCGCCGAGCTGCGCAAGGGCTGGCAATACCACACCAGCAGCGCGCTCGCGAACGATATCGGCTCAGTCTTCAGCTACAACGCGCCGAACCCGGCAAGCAGCAAGGTCTTCGCCGCCGCGGCCGGCAACATTTACGACGTGACGACCGCCACGCCGGCGGTGTCGCAGTCGACGACGGGAAGCACCGCGAACCTGTGGAGCACCGCGCAGTTCTCCACGACGTCAGGAAACTTCCTGCTGGCCGTGAGCCCCGGCGCGGGTTACTGGACGTACAACGGCACGAGCTGGACACAGCAGACGGTCACCGGCCTGCCCGCCAATCCGACCTCGGTGGCGGTCTGGAAGAACCGCGTGTTCTTCACGGTGCAGAACAGCTCGAGCGTGTACTACCTGACGACGGTCAACGCAATCACCGGCACCGCGTCCGAGTTCCCGATGGGAGCGACGATGCGCAACGGTGGCTCGATGCGCGCCGTGATCAACTGGACGCTCGACGCCGGCACCGGCATCGACGACTACCTGGTCGCGGTCGGCAGTCAGGGCGACGTCAGCGTCTGGCAGGGCACCGACCCCTCGAACGCCTCGACGTTCGCGCTGCGCGGCGTCTGGTACGTCGGTCCGAGCTCGGCATCGTGCCGATGTCTCGACTCGTCAACGGGCAGTTCAGCGAGATCCAGCCCGGCCCCGCCCAGAAGATCCAGACGGTGCTGGCGCCGATCGTGAGCGAGCTGCGCACCGCGGTCGCCTGGGACGTTTACCTCGTCCCCAACAGCGACGTGCTCGTCATCAAGCTCCCGCTGCTCGATGGCACCTACCAGCAGTTCGCGATGAACATCAACACGGGCGCCTGGTGCACGCTGACGGGCATTCCGATGGTCGCGACCGCGATGCTCAACGGGCAGCTGTACTTCGCGACGGATGACCGCCGCGTTGCCAAGGGGTTTTTGGGCGAGCTGGACGGCGTCGCGGTCGATGGCAGCGGCGGCTTCGCGGTGGATGGCGAGGTGCAGACCTGCTTCAACGCCTTCGGCACGCCGGGCCAGCTCAAGCGGTTCACGATGGTTCGGCCGGTGTTCATCGCGCGTCAGCCGCCGTCGCTGAAGGTGCGGCTCAACACGCAGTACAGCTTCGGCGGGGTTGCCGGCGCGCCGTCGTTCACGGCCGAAGCGCGCGACGAATGGGACGAGGGGATCTGGAACCTTGCGCGCTGGGGCTACTCGAGCAACACGTTCGAGACGTGGCTCGGCGTGATCGGGCTCGGTTATTACGGGTCGCTGCGGATGCGCGTCCGTGGCTTGGGCGGCACCACGACGTTCGCGTCGTTCCACGTTTTGAGTGAAATGGGCGGGGTGATGTGATGGAACCGATGATGCAGCAGCCGCCGGGCAACTCGCTGATCGCTGCGCTGCGCGCAAACACGCGCGGGAGCGTGACGATGCCAAGCGCTCCGCAGGCTTTGAACTTCCCGTGGATGCGCACGGCAACGTCGGCGACGCCGATTCCCGTCACGCCGCCGCCCGAGGAAACTCCGGTGACGCCGCCTCCCGTCACGCCGCCGGTAACTCCGCCGGTGACGCCGCCCGAGGAACCGCCTGTCACGCCGCCGGATGACACGCCGCCGATGCCGCCTGACGACTGGTGGAACAACTGGAACCAGAACTGGAACTGGAACCAAAACTGGAACCAGAACCCGAACGATTTTCGGACGCCAGATGTGCAGCAGCAAAGCGTGCAGGAAATGAATCAGGTCGAGCCTGACTCTCAGCCGATCATGCCGGATTGGTGGATGTCCGAGATGATGCAGCAGCAAGTGCCGCAGCAGGAGGAGTCGCAACCCGAGTCCGCGCCGGTGCAGCCGCCGCAGGCCATGATCGACCCGGCGATGCTCGAGATGCTGCAGTACATGCCCGACTACGACCTGATGAGGTTCTGACGGTGCAACTCGTGACGGACATCGCAGGTGAGCCGCCAGTGATCTGGGAGTGGATGTCGAAGCAGACCCAGATCCCGTGGTCGAGCGACCTGCGCACGATTGCCGCGCTCCGCGAGGACGGCACCATTGCCGCCGCGGTGGCGTTCAACGGCTGGACGCCTGCGGCGTGCTTCATTCACGTCGTGCTCGACTCTGCGCACTCGCTGAGCAAGCAGTTCCTGCGCGCGGTGATGTCGTACCCGTTCGACACCGTCGGCGTGCGCGCCATCTACGGACTGACGCCGCGCGACCTCGATCGAGCGATTCGGTTCAACAAGAAGATCGGATTCAAGGAAATTGCGGAGACCGTCGACTGTGTGCTGCTTGAACTGCGGCGCGAAGACTGCCGGTTCCTGAAGGAGACGTTGCAATGAGCAAGGGCAAGGCACCGCCGCCGCCGGACTACACTGGCGCTGCAATGGCGCAGGCGCAGGCGTCGAAAGAAAACCTGAACATTCAGAACTTCGCCAACCGCCCGACGATCAACACGCCGTTCGGCAGCGAAAGCTGGTCGACGGAAGTCGGCACCGACCCGGCGACGGGTCAGCAGGTGACGAAGTGGACGCAGAACACGACGCTGACGCCGCAGCTGCAGGATGCGCTCAACTCGCAGATCAAGATGCAGCAGGACCGCAGCAACCTCGCGCAGGGGTTTATGGGTCGTGTCAACGATGCCTATTCCAAGCCGTTCGACTGGGAGAACCTGCCGGCGTTGACTTCTGCCGGCGATCCCGGCCGCGTGATGTCTGGCATCGCCGACTACTCTGCCGGCCTGAGCACTGACGTCGCGCAGCAGCAACTGTCGAACGGGTTCAACTTCAGCGGCCCGCAGATGTCGGTCGACTCTGGCGCCGGGGGCATCCAGGGCGGGATCGACCAGACCGCGCTGCAGGGCGGCGTCAACCCGATGATCAGCGCGCTGCGGACAAACACTCAAGGCTCGCCGGTCGACACGAACTTCCAGTCGATGAACAACGCGCTGCGATTCAACACGCAGGCGTCCCCCGTCGATGCGGGCTTCAGAGCAAACACGCAAAACGTCCAGACGCGCGTCGACCCGATGCAGGTCAACGCGAACTTCCGTTCGATGGGCAACAACCTCGTGCGCGGGATGCAGGGCGAGGCGGTGCAGCGCGGGCTGAACACGGGCGACAACCCCGCGTTGCCTGGGTTCGACTCGTCGTTCCGCGACTCTGTCGCGACCGATCTTGTCGGTCGCATGATGCCCGTCCATCAGATGCAGCAGGCCAACCTCGAGACGCAGCTCGCCAATCAGGGGTTCGAGCGCGGCAGCGAGGCGTACAAGCGCGCGCTGGACGACCTCGCCGGCCGGCAGTCCTCCGAGCGCTACAACGCGCTCGACATCGCCGGCAACGAAGCTCAGCGGCTGTACGGGATGCAGATGGGCTCGCGGCAGCAGGCATTCAACGAGGATGTCGGCTCGGGCAACTTCGCCAACGCGGCCGCGAACCAGGCATTCCAGCAGAACCTCGCTCGCGGGCAGTTCGCCAACCAGGCGACGCAGCAGGCTTTCAGCCAAGACTTGGGCGCTCGTCAAGCTGCCAACCAAGCTGTCGGCCAGCAGTTCGGTCAAAACCTGCAGGCCGGGCAGTTCGGCAATCAGGCGCAGCGGCAGATTTTCGACCAGGACACGACGACGCGACAGGCAGCAAATGCCGCCCGCGGACAGGAGTTCCAGCAGAACCTTGCCGGCAACGAGTTCGCCAACCGCGCCGTCGGGCAAGCATTCCAGCAGGACATGGGGGCGCGACAGGCAGCGAATGCCGCTCGCGGGCAAGACTTCCAGCAGAACCTCGCTGGCAACGAGTTTGCCAACCGCGCCGTCGGGCAGGCTTTCAATCAGTCGCTCGACGCGGGGCGATTTGCCAACGAGGCTGCGAACCAGCGGTTCCAGCAGGGATTGCAGCAGGGCCAGTTTGCCAACCAGTCGGCCAATCAGGCGTTCAATCAGAACCTCGCGGCCAGCCAGTTTGGTAATCAGGCTCAGAACCAGCTGTTCAACCAGAACATGTCGATGCAGGATCTGTTCAACCGCAGCGCGGGGCAGGCATTCCAACAGGACTTGGCGGCGCAGCAGTTCCGCAATCAGTCGCTGGGGCAGGCGTCGGCGCTCGACATCGCCAGGCAGCAGGCCGACAACGCCGCCCTGAGCCAGCAGTGGAACATGCAGCAGCAGTTTGCCGACCAGCAGAACCGGCTGCGTCAGCAGGCGATCGCAGAGCAGCAGATGGCACGCTCGCAGCCGCTGAACGAAATGAACGCACTGATCACGGGTCAGCAGGTCGGAATGCCGCAGATGCCGCAGTTCCAGCGCGCTGGGGTCGCAGAGACGCCGCAGCTGCTCAACGCTGCCAACATGCAGTACCAGGCAGCGCTCGACGCTCAGAACGCGCGCAACGCGTCGTTCGGCAACACGATGGGCGGGCTGTTCAATCTGGGCAGCGCGGCGCTCGGCAACCCGTTCGCGTTCTCCGACCGCCGCCTCAAGCGCCGGATCAAGCGCGTCGGCACGCACGCCACGGGCGTCGGCATCTACGACTTCGACATGGCGGGCTACCGTCAGCGCGGTGTGATAGCGCAGGAGCTTGCGGCGGTGCGCCCCGAGCTCGTCAAGCGGCACGCCAGCGGGTACCTGACCGTCAACTATGCTGCGCTCTGAGGTGATGTATGGATGAATCGCAAATGTTCGACTACCTCTTGCAGATGGGCGCGATGCGCCCAGAGGAAGAGGAGCTTGCGCGCAAGCAGGCAATGATCGATGCGCTGCGGCAGCAGTCGATGCAGCCGATGCAGGGTCAGATGGCGGGGCGTGTCTATGTCGGGCCGTCGCTCGCCCAGGGCGCGGCTCAGCTCGGTCAGGCCTACATGGCCCGCAAGGGGCAGGGCAAGGTCGACGCCGGCATGAAGGACTTCAACGCGCGGCAGAAGACGGCTCTCGAGATGCTGCGTGCTTCGCGTACGCGGCCGGTGACTCCGATGCAGGGCGGCAAGCGCCCCTACGACGACGAAGAGACCATGTACTGACCGGAGGGATCATGGGCTTCTACGAAGAAATGCTGGCGGCCGGCGCGATCGTTGAGACGCCGGAAGAGATCGAGCGCAAGCGGCGATCGCTCTTGCCGCGCGCGCGACAGAAAAGCGCTGGCGGCACGATCACGAACACGGTGCAGCCTGGCGAGGACAACATCCGCAAAGCGCTTGACCTGTACGGGCAGGAGGACGATTTCTCCCAGGCTCAGGCCTACGCTCGCTCGAGGGCGGACGAGGGCGGTGCGTCAATGCTGAATGCGCTCGCCGCGCAGTACGCCGGCCCGCGCTTTGAGGGCGTGCAGGGGCAGTACCTGAAGCGCGCGATGGCCGCGCGTGAGCCGATGAAGGTTGGCAGTTCGACGATTACCCCCGACGGTCAGGTGCTGAAAGA